ATAAATTTAAAAATCCACCCTTAAAAGTGGATTTTTCTTTTTTTAATGATATTTCTTATTAAAAGATTTATTATGGAAATTAAAGAGATTATAACTTACAATTTGAATATTGATACAAATATTTTAAAGGAATATGATTTTTCTGATCAATATTGTTTAGAGTATATTGAAGAAGGTGTTCGAACTTGGTGTATTAAAAATATATTATCTTTTTACCCACTGGACAAAACAGATTATTTAGATTATTCTTTAACTTCATTGCAAAAATCAACATTATTTTCTAAGAATAGTTTAGTATACCAGTTTCTTGAAAAAGAAAATTCAATATTTCAATCAAAATCAAAAATAATTTCAAATATGGGTTCAAAATCAGAATCTGAAATAGATTCTTATAATAAAAAAAGTTCCAATAGTTTAAAAGAATTTTATGATAATTTCATTGGGAATTTTGGAAATGAAACAAAAGGAAATGAAACAAAAGGGAATGAAACAAAAGAAAATAATGTTAAAGATTAATCATTATACATCAATTAAATTGACACTTTCATCAATCAAATAAGACGCCATTTCTGTTTCTTCTTTATCTTCTTTTTCATGTCTTGTCCATTTTTTCCAATTGTTTGGATAATCGTGACTATTGGTTTTCCAAATATCATAATGACATTGTTTATAATATTGTCGTCTTTTAGCCCATTGATTTTGAAAACATTTATGAGTATCTATGAAATCAACAATAAGAGGTTGTCGATGTTTCATACGCAAAATGCGTCCTACACTTTGAACAATATCTGTCTTTGGTGTAATCAAAAACAAAGTGGATAAAGTTTTGATATCCAATGCTTCCGATGCCATAGCATAAGTGGCCAAGACAACTTCTTTTGTTTCAGTCATTTCTAATTGAGCTGGTTTCATTCCTCCAACATAATATCCTACCGTAGGTCCATTGGCAGTATTGGTTAATATATCATAAATATAAACCAACAAACAACGATTATGACATAAAACAATCATTTGAGCATCTGGATTTTCATGATATTGATGCAACAATACTTTTACAATAAAATCACTTCGAGGTGCAAAGGCACAAAGTTTTGATATCATGGTACTATATTTCACTTGACCTTTGTAATCTATTTCAACAGTTTTAAATTCTTCGTCATTGGATTGAAATTCAATAGCTTTAACTTGAACACAATCATCTTGTCTACGCCGAACACTATATATTTTAGGTCCAATAAACGCATACAAAATATCTGTCAATCTGTCTTTGCGTTCCACTGTGGCAGAAATACCCAACATAAGAGGTGTGACTATCCGTGACAGAACTCCTGAAAATTCGGCACTTCCAATTCGATGAACTTCATCAATAATGGTCAAACCAAAAGAAGAAAAAGATCCAGGTGCAAATTCCTTGTTGTAAATAGATTGAATCATACCAATACAAATATCGACATCTTCACCCCATTCCCTTTTTTTCCCTTGTAAAATACCAACACGCGCAGTTGGCATAAATTGCTGGATACGATCAATCCATTGATTCATCAAGAATTCCTTGTGTACTAAAATCATGGTTTTTTTGGCCAATTCAGCAATCAAATGAATAGACAAAACGGTATTGTGTGTGACAGACAAATCCGACAATAAAAATCGTCGATTTCCATCTATTTCAAACCCATAATATCGTCCTTTTCCTGCAAAAGTAATGACTATAGGATATGTCATGGACATTGGATTTGGACGATCAATACTTTTTCGTTTGGCCGATTCTGTTCTTAAATGTTTTCGTAAATCCAATGGCAAAGCATCCAAAATACGAAATCCATTATCATCATAAACCTCGGCATCAATTCCTAAACTATGACATAAAAAAACAATCCTTCGAATCCACTTTTGTTTAGGAAACGAAAAATAACCCTTTACATCGGATTCATTGGTACTCGTGTCTAAAATCCCCGCTAAAAATGCGAGTCTTATTTCACGAGAATTGATTATATAGGAATCCAATTCATGTTCATCTTCTGATTTTAAACTTGTACAACCATAACCCATCCAGTAAGGTGGTACAGAAGTTTTTTGAATAGGCCATTCTACAGGAACACGATAACCATACCAACCCTGTAAAGACGCATACAAATATTCCTGTATAGAAATATCTAAAATCATTTTAGAACCATCTTCTTGAATTCTACACAGGGACAAAATATGATCGGCATTGGCCACATATTCATGGTCTCCTCCTGAAACTCGATACAAAGCACCTTCACCAATAGATGTTGTCAAAACACGACGATAAGACATATCATCACCCATCAATAAATCCCCTACTTTAACATTTTCTACCGGCTGTATAGAACCATTCCACATGATCACCAAAGTACCTTCCGCTAGACATTTACCATAACCACATGGTAATTCTAAAATTCCGCCTGGTGATCCTGTGGCAATATGTGATTTATATTTTTCAACGGCTTCTATTTGGGATGGATTCAAGGTTCCATCAAAAGGACAATGAATGGTGGTTACTCCTAAAGGATCCAAATCGGATTTGATTGGTGGTCCGCGGTATCTTTCTATGGCATAAAATCGAGGCAAATACAATTTGCGTTCATTTTCACGGTAAATCGCAAAACCAGCTTGTTTTTGTGGAAGACCATTCAAAATAGGGATTTTGAAAAGTTCTTTTTGGATATCTTGGATATCCAGAGGATGCAAATCGGATTTTAATACGGTGAACCCTTTTTGACCAATGTACGCACACTGGCGAATACGAAAACAATACTCATCTGTTAGTAAAAATGGCATATAACAATATTCCTAAAACTAATTAGAATATTGTTATCTTTTTAAGTTTTTTATTCTTTTATCGTCTTCGTCTTCTTGTTTTTCGTGACGATGATTTTTTTCTATAAGTTTGTTTGGCTCTTGCTATGATTTGCTTAAAGTTTAGGCCTCTATTGGCTCTCGCCGTTTTTCCAACATGTTTAGACCAAGCAGACATTTTTTATATACTATGTGTAGAAAAAAAAATATTTGTGCATGATATGGATACTTTGATTCAAACTCAAAACACAAAAGTTCCAGATCCTTATGAAACAAAATTGTCGATTGCTGATAATCAATATTATTATACACAAAATGTGTTTGATTTAACAGGAAGTTGTCAATCCATATTAGCAGATTCAACCAAAAACAAGGATTATTATGACAACATTATGAAATCTATTCCGTATCAAGGAAAAATGTCTGAAGGAGATAAACAACAGATTAAAGATGCGTATACATTTGCCCTTTGTAATAACGAAGCAGCTGTTAAAGAATTAAAATCAGAACAAAAACGCCTAAACAGTTCTATTCAAAATTTGGACGATACAAAAGAATTTTACAATACCATGTTGATTCAAACTGTTAATTTAGGAGTAGGTATTGTTGTATTGTTTTGTGCTAGTATTTATTCTTTTTATTCTGCTCATTAAATATAATGTACCTGTACCAAAATTGGAGAAATGAATCATATGACGGAAAAACAAAAGATTTTACTGTTTGGAATACAAATACAATGTATGTCCCATGGACATCTTCTACCACTTTAGGAAATAATCCTGCATCTCTCAATACTTTATGGAATTTAGAAAGACAAAAGTACGATGGTACTACTTTACTTATGACAATTGTAACAATTGTAACTATTCTTTTGTTTATTCTTTTTTTGAAAGAATTATTTCAATAAGACAGTTTTATTCTAAATACCCTGTAAAGAATTTAGAATAAAAAATGTTTTGGTTTCATGAACCACCCACCACCCCCCAGAATAATAAATTAGAATCCCATATCATAATCCATATCGGTGCATATACCCGGCAATATTCCAACATTATGTACATCTTGGATCGGATGATTCATACCTGTCCAATCTAAACAATGTCTTCCCTCACGATACAATTCTTTCCATTTTTCCTGTTGTTCTGTCTTTGAATTGGGTTTTGTTTTGGTTATTTCGACAGAAGATTTCGAATTTAATTTTTTCATCTTGTCAAAATCGAGTAATAATTGGAAAGCATGTGTTCCATAAAATCCGGTTTGTCCTGTCATAACATTAGCGGATACACCACGCATATTATCCAATTCCGCGTGTCTAGCAGCTTGTAAAAACACATCGGTTTGTACTTCAAAAGTGGCCTTCATAATTGGTCCAACATCATCCGACAATATACCAGAACGGAATATAGGTACTAGATTTTTATTGGAAGTCATGCGATCTGCTAATAAACTGAGATGATGATAGTTGATATAAGTTTCACCACCTCCACTCATGACTTCTCGTATTTCATTGTAAATACTTTGTCGAGTGGCTTCAATTCCCAACACATCATGAATTTCAGCAATGTCGCTACTAAATGTTTTGGTTTGATCAATAAAATCCAACGCCAAAGTATCCAATAAATTTGTCCCAGTCGTATCCAAAACCCACACATTTTTCTTTTTAAATTGACCATCTTCAAAAACACTTTGTCCCAATAATTCACGAGGCAATACATTGCGAATTCCTTTCACACCACGCAACACTACATTATTCAACAAGGTTTCTTGAAAAGATCTTAACAACTGAATATCATCTGATGTATCCAACGCTTTTTGCTGTTTTTTCTTGAACAAGATATCATTGTCTAATAATAATCGAAACACCAAACGATCAGCATTGAAATCAGAATATAAACATTGAACAGTTTGTTGACCGATAGGGTTTGTTCTAATAGCGTAATGAATATCGTTCATGGTCAAGTTATTATCGAGCATAATGGCGCTATTGATTTCCAATCTCAAAACCCATTTAGAACGATTTCTGGTAAAGGCATACATTTTATCTTGTGCTAATTCGGCTGACTCGGACAAGATTTTTTCAAATTCGAAAAACTGATTGAGAAATTCTTGATCAGGAGGAAATATCGTATGAATATCTGATTTTTCGAATAATATTTCGACACGATCAACCACATCAATCAATTTCATATGTTTAATGATTTTGGAATAATGCAAGGCTTTTTCCTTGTTGAATCGATCTGAATCTTTCAAGTAAACAGTGATGGAAGGGTTTTTGGGGTTCTTGGTCAAACGCAAAATTTCTTCAATACGAGGAACACCTTGTGTAGCATTAGCTTTAGCGGAACCTGCTTGATGAAAAGTGTTTAGAGTCAATTGAGTGGTAGGTTCACCTATGGATTGTCCTGCAATAATGCCAACCATTTCTCCAGGGTGTACAATAGCTTGTTTGTATTTTAAATAGATGGTTTCCAACAATATAACCAATCCATTTCGTTGAAATCGTTTTTGTTCCAATAATTCGCGAGGATTTAGAAAGAAGTAATACATGGTTTCAAACAGTTTTGTGACTGGAATATATCCCAAAGACTGAATTTTTTCAAAAGTTTCGTCCAACATTTGCAAGCATTCCAAGGGTGTCAAGTCTGTCTGTTGTTTTTTGTTTTGTTCCAATTGTCCTTGAATATTGTTGATGGTATATTGAAAAGCAACTGGTAAATGAACAGTATTTTCAAAATTATCTTTGAATACACCATGTACAATACGATCTCTTGTAGAAATCATTTCTTCGATTCGTATTTGAAGTCGTTTCTTAACAGGTTCGGATTGTTTCTTCATTCTCTGTAAAGCTTCTGGTGTATAAATCGTTTTGGCTGTGTTGTTGGATACATCTATACATTCGAAATGTGTGTAAATATCCTGTATAGACATTTCAACTAATTTCAATGATTGATTTTCTACGCGTGTTGGTTCAAATCCATCATCACCATATTGGAACTGCACGATTTTACCTTTGTTATTTCGAACAGTCATGTCATATTCAACTTTTAAATCTTCTAATCCTTTGATTAAACGACGCTGAATATATCCTGTTTGACTGGTATCACGCACTTGTAATCCATTGGCCAATCCAAAATTAAGTGTTGAAGGAATAGTCAAATCATATACTTTGGGGTGTTTTTCAACACCAATGACCTGAATTTCGACAATGGGATCTAAAAAGACATCTTTACAGCGGTTCGTTTTCATACTTCGATAAAATCCATTTTGCAATATTTCTTCAAAATCTTCTTCGAAATGCAAACTGCATAAATTATCCGTAATATATAAATCACCATAAATACCGATACGATTCAACAACATGGAAAGTCCATTTATTAATGTAGCATTGGGTGCTATAATCGCATTGTTGCTTTCATATCGGAAATAACTACTATAAAAGTAATAATTGGCAATAAAAGCCATGATGAAATCAGATGAAGCCAAATACAATTCAGGAGGAATCACTTGAAAATCTTGTAACCATCCTTGTAAAAACTCCTCGTTTTGAATCTTGTAATCTGGAAAAGCCAATTTCCCAAAACAGGATCCCAAGAAATACCCCATGTCTTCATCCAATACAATTTCGGTACCTGGTATTTTATCCATGATAATAGGAGGTTCACATAATTCTGCAGTAACAGGTACAAAATCACCAACACGAATATCCGGTGTTGCTTTTTCATAAAATCCTTGTTTATCTGAATCCCAAATCAATAAAGATTTGCTTTCTGTGACGGTCACTTTGCGTCCACCTTTGGTTTGTATTTCATATAATTCTGTACCAGGATCATGTCTAGTCATGGCTGTGACAGCTCCCCATGTTACAACTCCAAATTCATCTGTAGTAGGAATAAATACGGTTCCATCGGGTATTTCCAATAATTCCATACGACGCTCTTGAAAATGTTGAATGGATTCTGGTTTGTCTGATAAATGGGTATCAATCCATCGGCCAATTTCCGTGTAAAGAGGCTTTCCATTTTCAATCAATATAATGGATGTTTCCCAAGTCACAGATTTGACTGCTGTATCAATAAGACCGATACGGCCAGCCATAGCATGAAAGAATACTTCTTCGGCGGTCAATCCAGAAACATAGGAATTTTCGATGAATCCGCGTGCGTTGGGTGAGTCGTCGTATTTGCTGTAATGAGGCAGAGTTCTTCCGTCAAATCCGTAGGGTACGCGTTTGCCTTCTACATTTTGTTGACCGATACCAGAAATCATGTAGGATAAATTCAGAGGTGATCCTTTAGATCCAGATGTAATGATCATGATGAAACGATTAAGAGGGTTTAGACTATCACGACTGATTTTACCAGTTTCCCCTGTACATTCATTTAGTAAATTACGCACACGGGATTCAAATTCATCCATGTTGGAAAGCGAAGTATTGTTTTCAAACACGCCCAATTGAACTTGATTGATGAGATCTTGTACTTTGAATTTTTGTTTTTCAATGACTTCTCGGATTTTCTTCATGGTGTTGGCATCGGCCAACAAGTCATTGATACCGACACTAAAACAACTTTGTTTCATGTATTCAGTTACAATACTCTGTAAAGAATCAATAAATTGCGAAGCTTGCATTGGGCTAAAATCATTGAAAATACGATGAATAAGTCCCTTGGATGTTCCAGCCAACATACTTCCTTCTAATTGTCCACGAATATATTCACCATTTCGTATTTCCAACACATGATTCGAAGTAGCTTCGTTTTCACTGTCTCCATACAGTTTAGTTTTATTGCGTAAAGACAAAGGAGGTAAAATTTGAGAAAGCAATTGAAAATTGGTCATACGACCAGGTCGTCCTCTTGTTCTTCCAGGAGCATTATTAGAATTATTATTCGAAACATTGTCATAAAAGATGGCATTTAATTTGTCCAAACGGACATATGGAAATCGCATGAGTAAGTTCATGATTTCTTTGGCACTGAAATCAACACCAGATCGAGTTAATCGATAACTTCCTAATAAAGAATCTTGGAAAATACCGATAATAGGGGAATTTTTGGCAGGACTAATGATTTGATTGGGTATATTGGCAATATTTCGCAATTCAGTTTCTGCCAATATATTTTGAGGAATATGTGTATTCATTTCATCGCCATCAAAGTCGGCATTATAAGGTTTTGTACATGCGACATTGAATCGAAAAGTATCCCCAACATGCATAACACGAACAATATGAGCCATCATGGACATTCGATGTAAAGAAGGTTGTCTATTAAACAACAAAGCATCTCCGTCCATCAAATGACGATGTACAATATCTCCATCATACAACTGTATAGAACCTCGCTCGACATTTCGCAAAGCAATCAAATTACCTCCTTGGGCTCTTTCCAAAGTCTTGGCACCTGGATAATTATCAGGCCCATTCTCCACTAAACGCATCAGAAAGGATCGGTTTCGTTCATTCACGATTTCAGGTTTTGTCAAATTCTTGGCTATACGCAAAGGCACACCTATTTCACGAATCGACAAGTTTGGATCACCAGTGATGACCGATCGGGCACTGAAATTAACGCGTTTTCCCATGAGATTACCACGAATACGGCCGGTTTTGCTATTGATACGAGACATGATACACTGTAAAGGTCTTCCGGATCGTTGTTGCAGTGGCAATGAACCTTTGGCTTTGTTGTCGACAATCATGGCTACATAATATTGTAAAATGGTGGTATGTTGTTCAATGACATTGGCAGGTGAATTTTCTTGAATTTTGTGTTTTAATTCATTGTTGATTTTAATAATGTTGCTGTAAATATGAGTTAAATCATCTTCACGGCGTTGTTGAGCATCATGTTTAACACTAGGTCTCATAGCAGGAGGAGGAACAGGAAGAACGGTACATATCATCCAATCAGGTCGTGACCAAAGAGGACTAAATCCCATGAATTCGACATCTTCATCGCTGATTCTGCGAAATTTTTGTAAAACTTCGTCTGGAGTCAAATGAACCGTAACTTTTTCATCCTTGTTTTCAATGGATTCCCAAATAGCGATTAAAGTAGCCATACCCTCTTGTTTTAAACGAGTAGGTTGTTTTGTTCCACAACCATCTAAATTATCTGTACCACACCGTTTAATATTTTTACATTTGGCAGATACATGTTTCCATCGTTTTGCAGGAGGATATTTCAACAAATGCTGATTGGCTTTTTTATCCATCAATAAATGACTACATTTATAACAAATACATCGAGAGATTTCAATGATTTCTTTTAAATGTTGAATGAAATAAACAGGTCTAGCCAATTCAATATGACCAAAATAACCAGGGGTGTGAATATAATTAAGCCCATCCGTTGGACATATATAACCTGGTTCTAATGTTCCCATTCGTGGATCAAACAATCCACCTATAATGGGCTTATCATTGTTGTAAGTATCACGAGAAGTTACTTCTACCACCGAATTTTTACGAATTTCTTCTGGTGATAATATTCCAAATTGAATACCAATGATTCGTGAAGTCATTTCTTCTTCTGATTTCGAAATTTTAGTAGATGTCATTTTAACTTTATATTATGTTGGTTTATTTAATTTGATTCACTCTACAATACAAATTCGTTTGAAATCAATTTTTTGAGAATCTAACTTTCAAAATGACATAAATTCTAAAGCACATGCAATGCAAACTTGAAACATGCAAACATGCAACATACAACATTTTTTATAAATTCATAATATATATGCCTAATCAAGATAAAACGAGTAATTGTAACAACCCTCTTGGTAAATCTTTACAGAATAATTGTAAAATAAAAACTGACAACAAAAACCCTGTAAAGACACTTGAAGAAAATTTACAGAATAATTTTAAAAGAAACTTAATGTCAGATCTAATACCAGATCCAATAGAATATCCATCAAATGTTTCATCACCAAATTCAACAAAACCAAATAAAGTACATTATTCAACAACACAAATTCCAGATGCAATAACATATCCGTCAACTATTTCAGAAATAATTTCAACAACAACAACAGTCACGAATTTAATTTTTTCAGATTCAATACCAGATTCAATACCAGATCCAATAGAATATCCATCAAATGTTTCATCAACAAATTCAACACCAAATAAAGTACTTGATGCAATAACACAAATTCCAGATGCAATAACATATCCGTCAACTATTCCAGAAATAATATCTTTATAACCAATAAAGGAAATGAATCAAGAATTGGAGCAAGATATTCCGGATTTTATGTTGGCGTCTATTCAGCAACATCAAATTGAGTATAAGCCTGAAAAACCAAAGCAGGTTTTACCAGACACAAATGTAAATTTAGAAGAAATTTATTTTAATTCTGAAAAGGTGGATCCCATGTTAAATTCTATTTCCATGAAATTCAAAGATGAGAAGAAAAAAGACATTATACATTATTTGAGCGTGACAAAAAAGTTGGAACAAAATAAATTGTCTAATAAGATTGAGACACGAAAACCAAGTTTTTCAACAATAACAGAAAATTGATTTGTTTTTTCATAAAATAATAATTTAGAAAAATAATATAAATCCATTTTAGAAAATGCCAACTACAACAAAATTATTTTCTTCAAGCAAAAAGAATTTGAGAAATTCTAAAAATCACGACAGTGATGACTCGCAAACTTCATCAGATTGTGATGATTATGAAAGTTTGTCAGATGAAAGTTTTTGTTCAGAGGAAAATGTAAGTAAATCAAAAACCAAAAAAGAAACAGAGACAGCAGTGTCAGTAAAAGAGAACAAGGCGTCTAAAAAAAATAAGAAAAAAGGAGGTTTGATTTTAGTGATTGAAAATAAAAAATCCAACAAATTCAAAGAAAATAAAAAAAAAGATGTCAAAGATTTATTTGCAAATGAAGTTTATTCTTCGGATGAAGAAACAAAAAAAGAAAAGGATGAAGAATACAATGACGAAGATAAAGATGAGGATGAAGATGAAGATGATGACGATTATGAATATGAGACGGATGATACCTATGAATATTATTTAGATGATTTAGAGCAATATGACTCAGAAACAGAAAAAAAGTTTATGAAGGAGTTATTTGATTATCGATTGGAAAAAAGTCAAAACAAGTTTTACAAGAATAACAAAAGTAAAACAGCTAAAAGTTCAGAAGAAAAGAAAAAGAAGCAAGAAGTGGAAACGCCACTTGACATTACAGCTGAATATAAACAATTGCAGGATACAAAACGAATGTTGTTTTCAGAGTTAAAGAAGAGACCTAAAAACAAGATTTGTAAAAACGCGGTAGAATCTTGTAATCGGGATATTCAAACTTTATTGATTAAGCAGAAAAAGTCCAATTTCAAGCGTTTTCATGATTTGTTGTACAAAGAACGAGAGAATTTAGACGAAAACAAACATTTCATTGAAAAACTTTCTCATCATGAACAATTGCAAGTAATTGAAAAGATGGAAAAGTATCAACAAATCAATTTGATCCAGACGCCATATCGTTTTCGAATTTTAGAGAGTAACATTTCTGAAAATTTAAAAGGAACGGTTTTGCAAAAAATAAGTCGTATGGATGGAATGGAAACATGTGATCAAGAATATCACAAAATAAAAACTTGGGTGGATACTTTTATGAAAATCCCGTTTGGTCAATATAAAAATACTTTGGTGAATTTGGAAAAGGATGGAATAGACTCAAGTAATGATTTTATGGTGAAAGCGCAAACTGTTTTAGATGAATGTACTTATGGATTAAAAGAAGCAAAGTTGCAAATCATGCAAATGTTGGGTAATTGGGTAACTAATCCATCTGCTATGGGAACCGCGATTGCGATCAAAGGTCCTCCTGGAACAGGTAAAACATCTTTGGTAAAAGAAGGTGTAAGTAAAATTCTAGGAAGAGATTTCGTGTTTATTCCCTTGGGTGGTGCAGGAGACGGATCATTTTTAGAAGGACATTCTTATACTTATGAAGGAAGTACATGGGGAAAAATTGTACAATCTTTGATTGATTGTCGATCTATGAATCCGGTGTTTTACTTTGACGAATTAGATAAAGTTAGTGAATCACAGCGTGGACAAGAAATTATAAATATATTGATTCATATGACAGATACTTCTCAAAACAATCAATTCATGGACAAGTATTTTACAGAAATCAACGAATTGGATATAAGTAAATGTCTATTCATCTTTTCATTTAATGATGAGTCAAAAGTCAATCCCATTTTATTGAATAGAATGCATGTCATTCATACCAAAGGTTACAATATAGATGAAAAACTCATTATTGGTAAAAACTACTTGTTGCCCAAAATAAGACAACAAATCAATATTCCATTAAACGAAATAGTCTTGACAGATGAAATTATGAAGACGATTTTGAACAGTGAACATTTATGTAAAAAAGAAGATGGAGTTCGTAATTTCAAACGCGCTTTAGAAGTTATATTTAGTAAATTAAACTTATATAGAGTCATGAAACCAGATTCCATTTTGTTGAAACAATATCCGAATATGCCGAGTAAAATCGAGTTCCCCTATACCGTCACCAAATCAGATTTGGAAATTATCTTGAAAAATAATGAAATCACTTCCACTTACCAAAGTATGTATGTTTAATCCCCATCCCCCATCCTGAAGTACCCTCTAACCTGAGGTAAACCCTAACCTATAATCTTGTCTCGAAATTTTTCCAAAGTGTCTTTACAGGGTTTTATTCTTGTAAAGACCCAATATTCGTGGCAACCGCCCGGCCCACTGAAAATTTCTCCTAAAGGAGGGATTTTTTTTTGGATTTGAACGCACCCAGAAACTGAAAATTTCTCCTAAAGGATGGATTTTTTTTTGGATTTGAACGCACCCAGAAACTGAAAATTTCTCCTAAAGGAGGGATTTTTTTTTGGATTTGAACGCACCAAAATCGAACAACGGGTCTTTGCAAAAATAAAACCCTGTAAAGACACTTTGGAAAAAATTTCGAGACGGTCTAAACCAAGATTATAATAAAACAAACACAATTTTTATTTCTTCTTTTTGTTTTATTATAATTTTACTGTTTTTTACTTAATTTATTTAGAAAAATAAATGTAACCAAGAATGAGAAAAATAATTTCCATCATATTTATATAGATAATTTGTCTTCTTTACTTAATTCTTTTATTGGTGATAACTTTGTTAACTTTGATAAGTCTATTAATTTATAAGTTTTTCTTTTTGATTTGTTTGAATAAATCTTTGAATTTCTTGAATTTCTTTGATATAATGAATATTTATCATTACCTTTTTTTATATATTTAGAATATTTACTTTT